TGATCTTTAACTAAAGTTATACTTGCGTTTGTAACTGTCCAGTAATTTATACCACGATTAGACCATTCAGAAAATAACAGGTTCAAGCTCCTCCTAGCCGAAGAAGCCTGATCGCCTGTTCTCGTTTGAGGGTCAATACCACAACGCTCATAGGCTTCTGCTATAATTTCCTCGACATCGGGTCTATATGCGAATGTTCCTGAAGTTGCCATTAATAATCTTTAGATGCCCTAATAACAATCTGATACGCATCGCCTGCCGCGCCTGCACCAGTTGTTGTGAATTTAATATCGCCTGTTCCACTAGCTCCGTAAGTGCTAGTGCTTGGTAGACCTCCGAAAATAGTAAAGTCTTGGTAACCACTTTGACCTTCGTCAAGGTGAAGAACTATAATATCTGTATTTGCGTCAGCTAGAACCTCAACAGTCATAGCATTTATAATCCACCAACATTCTAAAATACGAAGACCTGTACAGGTATCGCCATTAGAATTTTTAGTTAAAGCGGAAACATCTATTTTGGAAACAGCACTTTCATTACCACCATCAACATATTGATATTGAAAAGCAAAAGTAACCTCTCTGGTGCTTTCACTGATTTTTGTTACAGTTGTAATATCAGCCATTACTTACTCCTTTATAAAAGCGGTAGGGGTCTCCCCCTACCTAATTAATATTACTCAAAAGGTGTGGCTAATGTAGCGTCACCAAGTAAATATGCCGCGCAGTGCCAACGAGTAGCTGACTGAGCAGTTAATGTTATCAGACCACCAGAGAGCCAACCTTGCTCTATTGCTCCCAAATCAATAGTGTCATCGTTACTTTGATCTGGTATGAAAGTGTTGGTATCACCAGCAGTTGCTGGGTCAGAAATTATAGCAAAACCAGAATACAAGTCGGCTGTAGCACCTGTATTAATCTGTCCTGCACCTGTGAATGTTGTGCCAACAATAAAGCTATACTGCTCGCCACTAGCGGCCGCTGTTAACTCAGGAAGAGTAACTACAATTCCTGCCGCCCTTGAAAAGATAAAAGTAGTGCCAGATTGTGCCGCTGTTACTGCGTATGTTGCAGTTGTAATAGTAACTACAGGTGCTTTAGCTGTCAAAGTTCCTGTTAGAGTTGTATTACCAGTAACTGCAAGAGTTCCACCGACAGAGGCATTTTCAGAATATGTTGAATTAGTTGTTACGTTTCCGACTGAATCTTTAGTAATGTCAGAGAAACCAGAAGTGGAACGCACTGTTCCTTTAAAAGTCGTATTAGCCATGTAAATCTCCTTATCTTGGCAACTGTCAGCCGCATCATGCGACTGTTAAGGTATGAAGGAGGGCGAACCCTCCTCCACATTATTATATTTAGGTCGCTCCCTCAGAACCGAAAACACCACGCCAGTCGGTGAAGCCAAAGCTGTAACGCTCACGCACCTTATAACGTACATTTCCAGTTTCGAAGTCACCTTCCATGCCTTTTTTCATAGGCGATCTTTGGAACATCTTCAGTCCATCTGGAACATCAGTTGTCACGAACCACGCATCAGAGTCTGTCAATCTACGCATAACGTGTGACCCACTTGGTAGGTAGCCGTTATTTTTAATTGCGTTGATCGCATTATTAGCTGTGTCGTTCTGAAGAGTTGACTGTAGGATACGATCCGCAGTGAAGGTGTAAGCAGTTGGAATTACCAACGTCTGACCTTGTGCCGCGATTCTAAGCCCACGATCATCCTTCATATCAGCAATATTGATAAGAACAGATTCTAGTGAAGTCTCAGATAAATCAGCCGCTGTTCCCAAAACATTTGACTGAGTACCAGAGCGAGTTGGGTGTGATGCACTTAAAAGTGTAACTCCGTCACCGCCTGTGTAGCCTGCTGTTTGTGAGAAATTAAGGACGTTAGCCGCTTTTAGCTCCTTAGTGGAAGCCATAGAACGGGCTAGTGCCTTAGTGTAGCGTGAAGCAATCGAACCATACTGGCCATCTTCTTCAGCTTCTTCGCTGATTGCGAAAGCCAAAGCGATTGTTTCGTGCTGATAACGTGCAGTCCATTGCTGACCTGCATCGTCATATGAGATTGCGCTACCTTCATTTTTGGTAGGTGCATTTCCAAAACCTTGTAAAAGAACGTCTTCTTCAAACGCTTTGTTACTTGTGTTAGAAGAGAACACCGCTGAGTATTCTGGTGGATAGGAATCGTATTCCAGGCCGAATAGCGTGTTGAGGCCTGGCTCCAGGAGCTTTGCAAAACTTGCTCTATTTAATGCCATTTTCTATACCCTTCCTATATGCCTGCGCCATCTTTTAGAATATGCTCGTTTATTAGCACTTCCATGACGGCATTCGCACCAAAAGCATTTTCTGGTGCATCGTAAAGAGCCATGATCTTACAGGTAGCTGTACCTGCGGCCATAGTTCCACTAATTTCAAACCCAGATTGACCTGTTGTGGTCGAACCTGCTCCAGCAACAACATCGGCACAATTACCAATGTTAGTCTGTGCAGGAGATCCTGCGGATTGAACTTTGAATACAGTGTACGGGTCATCATAGATATAAATAATTATATCTGTGGCGACTGTGCCTGAAGGCCAGTATTCACTGTAAACGTATGAGCCATCACTTGCTGTGTAACTTACACCATCAAACACACCGATGTTATTAACCTCGGTTGCTGTGTGCGGAGTTATAAGCCCTGTAGCAATAATTATACAAAGATCACCTTTGAAGATGTTCTCTGCTAATCCACTTGCACAAGTATACTTATTAGTCCTTGGTGCGTTACCGCTCATGTGGCGAGTTGGGATAAACCCAAATGCGGCATCTGCATTAGCCATATTTTCGCTCCTTTAGCGTTAAAGTTTTAATCATCCATAGCAGACATTGGTCTGCCACGGCTCGCTGAAGACTTCCTCTCTTGAAAGATCGGTTGTCCGTTGTTTCGTCCTATCGCATCAAGTTCGCCTACAACTGATTCATTTTGCTCAAAATTCCTGTTTTCATAGTAAGCCTTTTGGGCTTCACGTTTTTCAACAGGCATTTCGCAGAGCAACATGCCTTCAATTCCAATTGAACCTGCCCACTGGCCGTGATTGATAGTCGGAAACAACTTATCATCTTTAACGGTGTCAGCAGGGCGTGGTTGCCATCCTTCTCGCATACGTTTGTATACGTTGTCTGGCGTTTCCTTACCCTGAATCGAGGTAGCTATCCATCGTTGAACATAACCTGGACGAGCTTCTGGAGCGTCCAACAATGCTGGTGGTTGCCATGCGGTATCGGGGCGAGGAGCCTCCTCACGCACAGAGTTACGGGTTTCACTAGCGCGAACATTTCTTGTTTCAGCCATTTAACTATTCCTTTCTAGTTTTCTAATTTCTGAGGCATAGCGTTTTAAACCAGTCTCATCTGTTATTCCAACTTCTCTAGCCGCTGATAGTTGTTGCTTAGTTAAGCGAACCCTATTGCCCTTGTAGTTTGGAGAACCGCCTGTAGAGGGCGCGACTGGACTTCTACTTTTTATTCTCGGCTTACTCGGACTTGTTTTTGAAACTAACTCAGGAAATACATTATGTAAACGATTATTTAACTGATCGTAATAATCATCTGAATTTTTATCAAATCCTTCAATGTCTAATTGGACATCAATCGCCCTTGCGGCCGCAGTTTCTCGCTCGTAACCAGCACCATTAAACCAATTGTTTTTATCCCACCACTGCATTGCTTTCTGGGGTGCAGGATCTTGTGCCGCTTGAACAGCACGGCCGACAGTTGGGGATGCAGTTTCCTGTTGCATCCTTTGATTTTTCTGCATTTCAGATACACGCATTGCCGCTCGGTAGTCAGCTATTTGCTCTGAGAAATCTAACTGAGCGTCAGTGTCTCCCTCCTCAATAGCTTTCTTTAGAGCTTCCTTAGTCTGTGCGTATCTCTGGTTAAAGGCATTTTCAGAACTTTGCTGAGATCCTTTCTCAAGTCGTTCAAGTCGGGCGGCAAGTTGTGCATTCTGCTCTTGAATTTGCCTTGATTGAACTTCTGCCTCTCTGCGTTGCGCGACTAACTTCTGTATGCGCTTTTGAACTTTCTCTCCATACTCAGGATCAGAATTTTCTTTTTTACTTTCTTCCTCGACAATATCATTAACTTCCTCTTGAGGGTCGTCAGTGATTTCGATTTCGAACTCTTCAGGTTCTCCCTGTGCTTTTTTTATTTCTTCGTTGATCTCTTCGATCACTCCGTCTGCTTCATTACTCATGGTTGCGTCCTCCAAGTTTTACGCTAGATATGCGGAAATTTCAGCACCTTCGGGAATGATCGATGTTAGTTCATCGTCATTCAACAAAAGCAACTTAACTCCATTGATTGTAATTTTTTGACCTGCGTACTTTCCATATGTCACACGATCATTAACCTTTGGACTTACAGTCTTCCAAGCCTCTCCAGTGTCACGATCTTTATATGCCAAGTCACCCATAGCGGCAATTCTGCCGTGGGCTGTCAGATATTCTTCATTGTCTTTTGAGATAGGGGCGAGATATAGACCGCCCTTTGTTTTCATGTTCACCTGATTTGGTTGAACTAGAACTTTCCAATTAAGTGGCTTTGGCAATTCTGCCTGAGTTACACTTCCTTCGCTTTCTTCGTCTTTCCAGACTGCATGTTGATGAGGCATGTTTATTCATCTCCTTGATTAAATTTTTTAAATGTTTCGTCGATCAAGTCGGAAGACCTCTGTAAGCCCTCCGCAATCCCAACGTCTTTTTGATATGATCCAAAGTCAGCTTCTCGACCTAGAACCATTTTTTCAGCTATCTCTAGCCTCTCCTTCTTCAGATTGTCTTTTATCTTCTGAAGTAGATCTGTTATCGTCATCCTTTACCTTTCCAGACATAGAAATGCCTTTGACGAATACTTTTACATCTTTACTCATTTCAGTAACCTTTCTTACCGCCTTTTTTCTTTCCACCTTTTTTCTTCATTTTCTTCTCCTTTTTTTTCTCTTTGGTTTTACCGCCTTTCATGAGCGAACCAAACGATGTTCTATTCATACACCTAACTCCTATTAATTACAATTGTCGCGTCATTTTAAAACGTATGATTTACTATAGTTGTAAATCATACGTTTCATACACCTTTTGACCCCTGTATGAAATATGTATGAAAAGCGTATGAAAAGCGTATGAAAACGTATGAAATATATTACATTTGGTGCTTGACTGTGCTTGTGATTGATAGTAATTATTGTGGATAAAGAGAAAAAACGAATCAGTAGGGAGAAACAAAATGGGTTTAATTATATCAGTTTATAAAGATTCTAGTTCAAGTTACGACTGTACTTGTGATGGTGTTACAAACAGGTTCAATAGATTGTGTGTAACTAATGTTGATGGGCCTTTTAACCCTTCAGAAGATTGTCCAGCAGTTAAGTTAGTAGAGGGTGCTTTACCAAATA